GTCGTTTTCAATTATGCATTAGTGTTTTTCTTATTTTTGTTATTTGAATTTATTTCATTTACCTTGTTTTGTTTTGTTTTGTTATTCTTTTCTTTTAACTTAAAATTTATAATAACGTTTATAAAAATTTTTAGACTTATTGTACGGAGTGAATATGTATACCGTGAGGTCCCTACTATTTGCCAGGCCCGAAAGGTCGTGTTATATAATTATATCAATTATTTATAAATAAGAAAAAAAAATAAAATCTCCCATAAATATCATTTTCTAGAGAATAAGTTCTAGAATTTGACCAGTGGAATCTGGATCTTTCCTCTTGTCGAAGACATTTTTTGTGTGTTTTAACTAAAACACTCACAAACCCAAATTTAATTTTACAACTATGGCTACAAACACATTTATATCGAATATTTTTGCATCATTTAGCGTTTTAACAATTAAGTTTTTAGTATTTCAATTGATTTTATTGACATTTACATTTGCTCACACTGAGCATCCGTTACAAAGATTTATGCCTACATCTATTACTACCACAGTTAGTTCTCAATCAGTTAATTTTCCTACAATTGATTTTTTGAATACATCACACTACATTTGTTACAGTGACACTAATCATTGTGTTCACTCATCATTTAATTCTATCTATATTATCAATGTATTGATAGATTGTTTTATTAAAATAGCTTTAGCTATTATCTTATCAGCATTTATAAGCTTTTATTTAGCGAATTCATTATACAGCTTCGTATTAGTTATTATTGTTAATAAGAGATTAGCTTTTCCAACTGCATATTTTCAGATTATGCGGGCTTTTCTTTTTGGAGCAACTTTCGGTGCTACTTTTGTTATATTAGTTGTTTCATTTTTGTATGCCTTTAATTTCTTTTCCAGTGTTGTTGCTTCAACCTGGATTTTCATAGCATTAAATAATAAAATTATGCATGCTTTAAACGGCAATATAATGCTATACAACAGACAACTACTATTGCAGACAATTTCTTCTAGCTATGATAGAGACAGTGTTTTTGTCTTTTTAGCATGTTTACACTATTGGCCCTTAGACCGTAACATTAGAGATGCTTATTTTATTCACAGCACTCACACTTTAACTCGAGAGCAGCTTAATTTTCAGAACATTTGCTCTAATGCTTTCGACATTGTTATTATACGTTTTAAGAGAGTTAATGGTTTACAATTTGATGATTGGCGAAATATAAATTTAAGCTTATCTGACAAGATACAATTATATACTTACACTCTTCATTATTATTTAGACTTCATTGAAGATCCAAACGATCATGATAGGCTCACTCGTATTTATGAGTCTTTACTTGATGAACTTGAAAGTGATGAAAGTTTAGTTCCAGACACTTGTAATGTTCCGCAATCTAATGTTGTATATTGTCCTCATGATGAACAAACAACTTTAGATATAAAAGAATATCAGGATGACCAAGCTGATTTTGAGAATATGGTTTTGTCCATGCCTGAGGAATCTTTTAATGAGCCCCAAATGAGAATCCCTGGAGTTCCTGTTGATGTGAATGTTAACATGGATGAAAATTTTGTTGTTGCTATGCAAGATATAAGAGATATCTTGGAGGATGGTATAACTGTCACCCATGATGTTAAGTCAGAAGCTATTGAGAAACTTTCTGATTCTTTTAAAAACATTTCAAGTGAATTTTCTAACGCTTCTATTACCACCTCAGTAGGTCTAGATGCAGGAGTTATACAAGATGTGTTATCCCTAGTTTTTCTTATGGGTTCCTCTTTTAATTTTTATAGTCGCCCTACGAAGATTAATGGATGTATTTTAGCTGCTTGTGTTGGTTTCGCAATAACCAAACACGGGTACATTAGTTTACCAGACTCTTTTTTTAACAGAACTGATGAGATAAAACCTCAGATTTCAAACTCTGAGTTAACTGATATAGTAACTTCAATTTCTATGTTAGTTTGTTCTTACGTGTCTGTTAATAAACCAGGTGATAGTCTTCTTAAAAATGTTGTTAATGAGTTGCTTAATTTTAGAAAGTATTCCGATTCTTTAGAACGTTTGATGAAGTTTGCTATTACGGCTTTAGAGAGGATTATTAATTTAATAAGACGTTCAGTTTTAGGAATGAAGTCCTTATCTTTTCTGGAAACTGGTAGAGCTGATTTAGATGATTTTATGACTCGGATTCGAGATATAGATGACTCTATACACAACAACAGTTTTTGTTATAATGTTGCTAACAGTGATATGGTTCACTCTTTATACCAAAGGTCAGTGAAGCTTTTGGCTGAACTACCTAGAGATAAGGAATCTCAAAACCTTGTTTCTTCATTAAATAATGCATCTTCTTATATCTTCAAGTTGAAGAGCAAGATGGATGCCATGAACCTTAATTTTGAAGGCATTAGACAAGAGCCCGCTAGCATTTTATTGCGCGGCTCACCAGGTATTGGTAAATCACAAGCTATGGAACATTTATGTTATCGTATGTTGCCTCATTTGGTGCCTAGTGACAAATTAGAACAGGCTTTAAAGACACCTCAGCATTTTATTCACAATAGGCAGGCTGAGAATGTTTTTTGGGAAGGATATGATCATGAAAAAGTTATTACACAGTTCGATGACATAGGTCAAGCTCGAGATATTCAAGGAAACCCCGACAATGAAATTATGAATGTTATTAGAGCTATTAATATATTTGAAAACAATTTGCATGCCGCTGAAATAAACAAAAAAGGCAACTTGAAGTTTGTTTCTAAGATGGTTATAGCCAATACTAATATGTCCTCTATGGAATTTAATAGTATTATACAACCTGAGGCGTTTTTTAGACGTTGGGATCTTATAGTTGATGTGTGCCCTAAGAGAGAGTTTTGCACTCCTGAAACTGCTGATTTAGATATTTGGAAACGTAGACTAGATATTACACGTCTACCCTTTGGCGAAGATGGTATTACCTCTATGCATCCTCGAATTTTAGAGTTTCATAGTTTTGATTATCGCACTAAACAGCTTGATGGTAGGGTTTTTGATTTTGACCAGATTATTGATTTTATGCGTGAGAGACATTTACTCAAAAGAGATCGTTTTCTCCAGTATAAAAAAGAGTTAGATGCATCTAAAAATACTCCCCAAGTGGATTGGGGTGCTTTTAAGTTTAAAAAGTCTAGGATTCGTTTTAATGATGATGAGCTTGACTGTCACGTTCAAGTTTTTTTGAAGAAGTTTTTTAAGAATCCAGACTATTTGCATTTGTGTCAAATGCTTTGTGCTGATTATTATAAACAAACTGGTTTTGATCACCAGTTGGCCTATATCGTGGCTGTTTATCTTAAATCTGTACCAGGTTTTGTTAATGCATGTGATTGGACTTTTGAACAGTTAGCTGAATTTTTATGTGCTGAGGAGCACACCTTAGGAGAAATTCCTGTGTTTGGAATTAAGCCTGAGCCAACGATTATTAAAGTTTTAAATGATACTATCGATCAGTTTTATAATTGTTTTGATAATTTCTTTAAGACTTATTTCCCTAAGTTGGATGGTATCAAACGTACTTTACCTATTATAGTTACAACAGTTGGTACGTTAGCCACTATGTATGCTATTTATAAGAGTACTATGGCTAGTGATGACACCAAAGGCAATATTCCAGAGTATGACTCTAGGAATAAAGGAGCTAAAGTGGTTTACAAAAAACCACCTTCTATGGCATATGCCAAAGCTTTAAACAGACCGCAAGCAATGCTTCAATATGATAAAAGCAACGTTGAAATTTTGAATAAAGTTGTTTCGAGGAATGTTTATGAGATTTATTTACCTAGACATGAAGATTCAGCTGGTTTTGCTACTTTTATAAGAGGTAATGTTTTCATGGTTAACAGGCACTTTGTTACTATTTGTATTGCTGGTATTGAAGATGACAAATCTCTTCTAGAGGAGTTTATGGTTTTGAAAAAACCTAACACAGACATTAGTTACAAAATACCTATGACTGTTATACTAGACTTTAAAGTCACGTTCACTCTAGAGGATCAAGATGTTGCTTTTCTTGAAGCTCCTAAATATGTGCCACAGCATATAGATATAGTTCGTTATTTTGTCTCTAGATCAGAGGCTCATAGGTTTAAAGATCTTGTTTTCCGGCTTATTATCAATTCACACAATAACTACACTTGTTGGGTTGGCAAAGCAGACCCTTGTGACATCGTTCCAGTTGTTTCTACGGAATTGAAGTACACTATAAGAACGGCTTATCGTTATATGGCTATGACTAAAGCTGGGGACTGTGGTAGTTTGTTTACTTTATGTTCTAATCATTCCAACGCGAAGAAGATTATGGGCATACATGCTGCCGGCAATGCTAATGGGTATTCTTACTCTACAGCATTGTTTGAAGAAGACATTATCGAAGTTCTCAAGATGTTTGAGGATCAGATATTGGTTGATGTAGAGACTGAAAACTTTCCACAGTGTGATATGTCGTTTGAAGGACCTCAGTTCGCACCACTTTACAAAACAGATTTAGTTATGACCACGTCAGGTAAAACCTCTAAAAGAAGATCTGTTCTGTATGGGAAGGTTGCGCCTGTTAGAACAGCACCAGCTATTTTACATCCGGTTTCTAGGAATGGGGTTTTAGTGGATCCGCTACAAAAATCTTTATCTAAGTATTGTTTGAACAAAGTTGTTCTTTTGGACATTCACGTTAAAGCTGTTGGTGATCAGATGTATGATGACATAAAGCGAACCTCGTATTTTAAAGGAGATTTTCGTATCTATACATTTGATGAAGCTATTTTAGGTCTTGAAGATGATGAAGCTTTTGGTTCAATTTCTAGAACTTCGAGTGCTGGGTATCCTTTAAATTGTCAAATTAAAATGCCTGGTAAATCTTATTGGTTTGGTAATGCTCAAGATTATAACATGGATAATGAAAGAGTTGAAGATTTGAAAGATAGAGTTAGCAACATCATATCTGATGCTCGCAAGGGCATTAGACATGAATTTATTTATGCTGATTGTTGCAAAGATGAGATTACTACTTTGGAAAAACGAGAAATCGTTAAAACCAGAGCTTTTTCCGCCGCCCCATTTACCTTAGTAATTGCTTATCGCATGTACTTTGGTGCTTGGGTTAGGTTTATGGCTATTAATAAGATTTCTAATGGTTGTGCAGTTGGGGTTAACCCATATTCTGTCGACTGGGATGTTATAGCCAAAAATCTTGATCAGTTTGGAAAACTTCGAAATAAAGGAGCTGGAGATTACAAATCTTTTGATGGTAGTGAAATACCTCAAGTTCATCTGGAGATATTGAGGTTAATAAATAGATTTTATGATGATGATAATGACTTGATCAGGTTTGTATTGTGGTTGGAGCTTATAAATTCCAAACACATTAAACATGATTTAGTTTATGAATGGGTTTCCAGTTTACCTAGTGGAAATCCTTTAACCACACCAGTTAATAATATGGTTAATCATTTTAACTTTAGGTATTGCTGGTTGGCAGCTAATAATTTTGATATTGTTTGTTTGCCACAATTTCTTGACAATGTTTATTTAGTAGTACTTGGAGATGATAACGTTTTTAGTGTTCATCCTCAGGCTCTTCCAATATTTAATTTACGTGTTATAGAAACAAATATGAAATTGTTGGGTATGGTTTACACCTCCGACGACAAGATTTCTGAGATTGCTGAAATGAAGACCATTGATGAGATTACTTTTTTGAAAAGAAGTTTTCGATTCTCTGGAGTGCTGCACGCATATGTGGCTCCACTTGCTTTATTTACAATTTTAGAGATGCTAAATTGGACTACTTCCGGTCCTGAAGAGAACACTATTGTGGAAACGAACGTTTGCACTGCTATTTTAGAACTTTCGCTACACAATAAGAGTATCTATGATTTTTATTCTAAAAAGATTTTAGATGCGTGTTCAAAGTGTGACGTGCCGTGGCCAAAATCCACCAGTTACAATGCGAACCATATGACTATTTCAGGAAAGGAGTATAACTTTTAGTCCCAACCCGCCCGAAGGCGTTAAACTACGACTATAAGTGAGTATAATAAAATATAGAAAAAACGTTTGTCAATTTTAATTTATGAAACAGTACGGAGTGAGTATGTACACCGTGAGGTCCCTACTACTTGCCAGGCCCAAAAGGTCGTGTTAAGTTGAAAATTTTATTATTGACAGATATGAAAAAACAATAAAATCTCCCAAAGACATTAGTGAACGACGAATAAGTGTCGGAATCTAAACAGTGGAATCTGTATCTTTCCTCTGGTCGAAGACCTAGTTTTGTTTGTTTTTACAAAACATTCTTCTATAAAACAATTTTACAAATATGGCTACAACTACATCTAACTCGAATATTTCCGCGCTTATTGAAGAACAATCTATGCCACCACAAGATGGTGTTGCTCAATCTGGATCAACAACAAATTTTGTTAATGATTCAGCTGTCGTACAACACAACGCTATATCTGAACCAATCGATTTAGGTCGTATGTTTAACGCGAATTTAGACATTTATAGACATCAGGATATCAAAGAATTTATGCGTAAGCCTATTTCTTTGGCTACTGGTATTTTTTCTGTTACAGATTTGCCAGTTGGTATTCAACAAACTTATGACCTATATAATTTATATTTACAAAATGACATTATTCAGCAAAAGATTAAAGGACATTTGGGTATTAGAGGAAAATTTGTTATTAGAATTATTGTTAACGGTAATCGTTTTCAACAAGGAAGATACTTTTTAGCCTTTTTTAATACAGCAGGTGCTATTTCTGCTTCTCAAGACGCCCCTTGGTTGAATTTGCACACTGCTACATTGTGTCAACGCACCCAATTGCCTAAAGTTTCTATCGATATTAATCGTGACACTGAAGCAGTTTTTGAAGTTCCTTTTATATCAGCTTATTCTCATATGCTAGTAAAAGGTTCTAACGTTGTTTACACTAACCCAGGTAAATTTCTTTTATGTTGTTATTCACCTTTAGTTGCTCCAACAGGTTCGACTATCGCTACCTACTCCATTTATGGACATATGGAAGATGTCGATCTTGTAACGCCTACTGTACCTCAGGCTAGGATCAACTTCAAGAGTTCTGCTAAGTCTATTCGTAGCACTGGCAATCAAGATCATCAACGTAATGAACAGGAACAAGCCAATCTTGGTCCCATTACTTCTACTCTTAGGAACGTTTCCAAAGCTGCTGATATTGTGGCTAAAATTCCTATGTTGTCTGCTATTGCTGCTCCTGTTGCTTGGTTTACTGACATTTCTGCCTCAGTGGCCAATGTATTTGGATGGTCTAATCCTTTAGATCTTTCTGAAGTTACTAGAGCTATTCAGACTATTATACCTTATGCGAATAATGTGGACATGCCTGACGCTGCAATGCCTTTAGCTTTGTATGCTAGAAACACCATTGAGGTACTTCCAGGTCTTGGTGGAACCGATATAGATGAAATGTCCATTGATTATTTGAAAACAATTCCTGCCTATTTCGTTAGTTTTGATTTAAACACAGCTAACGTTAATGGGGAGAGAATTTGGCGTGATTTTTTGGCTCCTGTTAATTTTACCACTACTATTGTGGATAATTCGAGAACAGTCGTTGGCTGGACACCAGTCGCCTATCTATCTCAATTTTTTAACTATTATAGAGGTGGATTTATCTTTAAATTTCACGTAGTTAGCACAGAATTTCATTCTGGACGCTACAGTGTTGATTTTTACCCCGCGGAGGGTAGAATTTCAACCACTATCAGTTTCGCTCAAGCACCTTATGTGCATAGAGAGATAATTGATTTAAGAGAAGGAAATGAATTTACGTTTCATGTTCCTTACACTTCTATTTCTAATTACAGACCTACAAACCAACCTTTTGGAGGTATTGCAGTACACTGCATTAATCCTTTGGTTGCGCCAGCTAGCGTTTCTTCTGTAGTTAAAGTTCTGGTAGAAGTTTGCGGTGCACCTGATTTTGAGTACGCTGGCCTTACAACCGGTTTACACACATTAAATGCACCATCCGCACCTCAGTCGAATATCAATTTCGCTCCAAAAGTTGACTCTATTACAGAAGGGACTATTGGTGATTCAGATTTGACTGATGATAGACTTTTGAACTCACGCCATTGCATGGGTGAGAAAGTTATGTCTGTCTTGACCATTTTGAAGCATAACAATCAATTTGTTACACCTGATCAAGGCACAACTGCCACCGCTGGTGCTATTGCACCTTTTGGTATTAATGCTTATGGCTTTGGTGGAGCTATCAACAATGATAGTCCTTTCAAGTCCGACTTATACTCTATGATCTCTGCAATGTATGCGATGTCTCGTGGAGCCGTTCGATGGAAAGTGTTTAACAACGCTGTCGTTGACGCCAACACAACTGAGATAACTTCTGCTACTGTGGAGTTCAAGAGAACAGGGAACGTGAATCTAATTATGGAACAGATCACGCCTTTTCCTCCTGTTAGATGGGCTTTGAAGGTAATTCAAAATAGTATTTACAGAGGATGTGTTGACATTCAAACACCTCCTTACCATGACACGTTCGCAAGAACAAATTTGAATGAGATTGTCGGAAATGGCAATACTTGGTGGAAGTCTTACGCAGATTTTTCATCCAATAGTATGTCCATTAACGTCAATACTGCCACCGCAAATGGTAACATTTATTATAGACAATGTGCTGATGATTTTCAATTATCTAGTTTCATTTCTACACCTTGCACTTACTCTTCTTAAGAGTAATAGTCCGAAGACGATAAACTACCTCTGGCCACAGAGTAGATGGAGAACACCATTCAACCCCCTTAGATTTTTATGATTTCCGGTTTACTTAAACTCGAGATGATTCGGCCCCCCGGTTTAAGGGGTCAATCATCCGCATCAGGGTATGATGTGCTATTGACAGAGCTCTTAATTGAGACGGGGGCTTAAAACTTCCCCTAAAGGATGC